ACGGTGAACACTTACTGGCGTCGTCGTGGCAGCACATATTTTGTATCAAAAGCCGGGGAGCGTTATCGCCGGGCAGTGGCGCTTATTGTTCGCCAGCAGCGGCTGAAATTAAGCCTGTCCGGAAGGTTGGCAATAAAAATTATTGCAGAACCACCGGATAAGCGCCGCCGTGACCTGGACAATATTCTGAAAGCGCCGCTGGATGCGCTGACGCATGCGGGGTTGCTAATGGACGATGAGCAGTTTGATGAAATCAATATCGTTCGTGCTCAGCCAGTATCTGGTGGACGTCTGGGGGTGAAGATTTACCCCATAATGCTTGAAGGGCAGGTCAAAAAATGAAACTGGAAGATTTACCGAAATACTACTCCCCAAAATCCCCCGGCCTGACTGATGCATCGGCCTCAACGTCGAAAGATGCGCTGAGTATCACTGATGTGATGGCCGCGCAGGGCATGACACAGAATCGGGCTGAGATGGGGTTTTCTGCGTTCCTTGGGAAAATGGGCATTAGTATGAATGACAGAGAGCGGGCAACAGAATTGCTGACAGAATATGCACTCAGTCGGTGTGATCGCGTGGCGGCGTTAAGAAAACTCCCGGCAGAAATAAAACCGGCAGTGATGCGTATTATGGCTTCGTATGCGTTTGAAGATTATGCCCGTAGCGCGGCGAGCAAAAAACAGTGCCCCTGCTGTCACGGAAAAAAATTTATTGAAAGCGAGGTTTTTACAAACAAGATCCAGTATCCGGATGGTAAGCCGCCGGTATGGGCAAAGTGTACGAAAGGTGTGTATCCGTCTTACTGGGAAGAATGGAAAAAAGTCAGGGAGGTGGTAAAAGTTGCCTGTCCGGAGTGTGGCGGAAAGGGTGAGGTTTCCACCGCCTGTAAGGATTGCCGTGGGCGTGGTGTCGCCATTCATCGTGAAGAGTCGGTAAAACGTGGTATGCCTGTTATCAGAGACTGCCAGCGTTGTGGTGGTCGTGGCTATGAAAGACTACCATCAACGGAGGCATTTAATGCTATATGCGAGGTGACAAACCAGATAACACGCGCGTCATGGGAAAAAACAGTTAAGAAATTTTATGATGCGCTGGTGACCCGGTTTGATATTGAAGAAGCATGGGCTGAGCGGCAGTTAAAAAAGGTAACTAGGTAACAAGGTTGATTTTTCCGGAATCTGTGGTAAATTCGTCATAACGATGGGCGTTTTATGCCTGACGTTAGAAGAGTTTCTACAACCCGCCGCCGAGCGGGTTTTTTATGACTGAAATCGCGTCAGTACAGTAAACGCGCTGGTGGCGGTGAATACCTGTCTTTCAGCTTGCTGGCTTTTTCGACAAGAGTTATTGGTGTGTCACGTTAACCGGAAAAGGAAAAGACATGCTAAAACAGCAGGATATGACAGAAACCGCCAGAGTGGTGTTTAATGAATTAAGCGTTACCGAACCGGCGACAGTCGGGGAGATAGCGCAGAATACTTACCTTTCACGCGAACGCTGCCAGTTAATACTGACCCAGCTGGTTATGGCGGGTCTGGCAGACTATCAGTTCGGTTGTTACAGACGCCTTCCGCAGTGAAGGCTTTTTTATTTGTGGTAAATGGGCGGCTGGTGGGTGTTAGGGGCACCCACCAGCCATCTGCTCATGCGTTGGGTTCACAAGCAAACCTCAGGCCCACTGCTTTGCGCAAAAGCAGAATGAGCCTATCAGAGACAGGCTTAATGATCCATGCTTAATACTGTAAAAATATCCAGTTGNTCCAGTATCCGGATGGTAAGCCGCCGGTATGGGCAAAGTGTACGAAAGGTGTGTATCCGTCTTACTGGGAAGAATGGAAAAAAAATCGGGAGGTGGTAAAAGTTGCCTGTCCGGAGTGTGGCGGAAAGGGTGAGGTTTCCACCGCCTGTAAGGATTGCCGTGGGCGTGGTGTCGCCATTCATCGTGAAGAGTCGGTAAAACGTGGTATGCCTGTTATCAGAGACTGCCAGCGTTGTGGTGGTCGTGGCTGTGAAAGGCTGCCATCAACGGAGGCATTTAATGCCATATGCAAAGTGACGAGTGCTATCACGCTTGATACGTGGAAAAAATCAGTGAAACGCTTTTACGATACGTTGGTGGTTCGGTTTGACATTGAAGAGGCATGGGCGGAGCGGCAGTTAAAGAGGGTAACGCGATAGTGTTGTTGATTTTTCCCGAATCTGTGGTAAATTTGCTCTAACGATGGGCGTTTTATGCCTGACGTTAGAAGATTTTTTACACCCCGCCGCCTGGCGGGTTTTTTATGACTGAAATCGCGTCAGTACAGTAAACGCGCTGGTGGCGGTGAATACCTGTCTTTCAGCTTGCTGGCTTTTTCGACAAGAGTTATTGGTGTGTCACGTTAACCGGAAAAGGGAAAAAGACATGCTAAAACAGCAGGATATGACAGAAACCGCCAGAGTGGTGTTTAATGAATTAAGCGTTACCGAACCGGCGACAGTCGGGGAGATAGCGCAGAATACTTACCTTTCACGCGAACGCTGCCAGTTAATACTGACCCAGCTGGTTATGGCGGGTCTGGCAGACTATCAGTTCGGTTGTTACAGACGCCTTCCGCAGTGAAGGCTTTTTTATTTGTGGTAAATGGGCGGCTGGTGGGTGTTAGGGGCACCCACCAGCCATCTGCTCATGCGTTGGGTTCACAAGCAAACCTCAGGCCCACTGCTTTGCGCAAAAGCAGAATGAGCCTATCAGAGACAGGCTTAATGATCCATGCTTAATACTGTAAAAATATCCAGTTGTGAGTTAATCAACGCCGACTGCCTGGAATTTATCCGGTCGTTACCCGAAAATTCTGTTGACCTGATAGTCACGGACCCGCCGTACTTTAAAGTGAAGCCTGAGGGCTGGGATAACCAGTGGAAGGGCGACGATGATTACCTGAAGTGGCTGGACCAGTGTCTGGCGCAGTTCTGGCGGGTGCTGAAACCTGCCGGAAGTCTTTACCTGTTCTGTGGTCATCGCCTGGCATCTGATATCGAAATCATGATGCGTGAACGCTTCAGTGTGCTGAACCATATTATCTGGGCGAAGCCGTCCGGACGCTGGAACGGATGCAACAAGGAAAGCCTGCGGGCGTATTTCCCCGCCACAGAGCGCATTCTGTTCGCGGAACATTATCAGGGGCCGTATCGTCCGAAAGATGCCGGGTATGCGGCGAAGGGCAGTGCACTGAAACAGCATGTGATGGCCCCGCTGATTTCTTACTTTCGTGATGCGCGAGCTGCCCTGGGGATAACGGCAAAACAGATTGCAGATGCCACAGGAAAGAAAAACATGGTGTCGCACTGGTTCAGTGCCAGTCAGTGGCAGCTACCGAACGAAAGCGATTATCTGAAATTACAGTCGCTGTTTGCCCGGGTGGCAGAAGAGAAACATCAGCGCGGTGAACTGGAAAAGCCCCACCACCAGCTGGTGGATACGTATACGTCACTGAACCGGCAGTATGTGGAGCTGCAGAGTGAATATAAGCATCTGCGGCGGTATTTTGGTGTGACGGCGCAGGTGCCGTACACGGATGTGTGGACACATAAACCGGTGCAGTTCTATCCCGGGAAACATCCGTGCGAAAAACCGGCAGAAATGCTGCAGCAGATAATCAGCGCAAGCAGTCGTCCGGGAGACCTGGTTGCAGATTTTTTTATGGGCTCAGGTTCAACGGTAAAAGCGGCACTGGCGCTCGGGCGTCGTGCGATTGGCGTTGAACTGGAGACCGGACGTTTTGAGCAGACAGTCAGGGAAGTTCAGGATTTAATCGTTTGAAACGGATGAGATTGCAGAATTAATTACGCACCATTATTATTCTGCTCCCGGCCCTTTAGCTCAGTGGTGAGAGCGAGCGACTCATAATCGCCAGGTCGCTGGTTCAAATCCAGCAAGGGCCACCATCACATACCGCCATTAGCTCATCAGGAAAGAGCGCCAGCCTTCGAAGCTGGTTGCGCGGGGTTCAAGTCCCCGATGGCGGTCCATTATCTGCATCATGCGTTGTTAGCTCAGCCGGACAGAGCAATTGCCTTCTAAGCAATCGGTCACTGGTTCGAATCCAGTACAACGCGCCACACTTATTTTCCCTGGCTCGCTTTTGTGGGCCTTTTTTTTAAATGTCTCACAATTCAGGCGGTTGACTGTTGTCTGGTTTGCGGGGAGTTTGTTAAAAGAAACTGGCATGGTGAATCCCCCTGTGCGGAGGGGCAATCAGCGAGTAGGTATATGGGATAATCGCGGATTCAGGTGCTGGTACTGAATTCACCGGGAGGCACCCGGCACCATGCAATGGCACATAGCGCCACTCTCCAGCCCCTCTCCGGAGGGGCTGTTTATATTGATTTTGTCAGATGTGAGTAAACTCCTTATGGACTTTGTTGTTTTAGCCCATAAGGACATATTTGCAGAGTGCAACGGTTATTAAAGCATTCATTCAATACGTTATCTGTATTTGTAGGGCATTCCTGGCTGTTTTTGATTAAATTCCAGAATGTTTTATTGAATGGTACTACGTTGTAAATGGTTACAGGTAGCACTTTGTTATTGAGCATGATGCCTGTGTGAGTCAGTGTAAATATACTTTCAGGAGGTAAGAAAGCATCCGATTGATACCAGATTATTAATTTTATTTTACTCCATATGACTGAAAAAGATATTCCGCATGATGGCTGGATAACTGTATCAATCACAATCCACTTCATTTAGTTTCCTTGTTTATGCCTTGCTGGTGATGTTCTGAAAAGTATAAATGATATTTTTGAATGTAAACCATAGAGCAGAATTATTTTTCTGATGTTGTTTATTGTTTATTTAAATGCAGGGTGGTTTATATCTCGTCTTGTAGTTTATCCATGCATATCTGCTTGATGATGAGGTTTTTATTTAAGGTATGGTTTTGTGTTTTTTCTGTATTACATGTCAGGTATTTTAAAGAATCATTTTTCAGATGGTGGAAAGAACCATGGCATTTAAACACTATGATGTTGTCAGGGCGGCGTCGCCGTCAGATCTTGCGGAAAAGCTGACACATAAACTGAAAGAGGGCTGGCAGCCGTTTGGTAGTCCGGTGGCCATAACCCCTTATACCCTGA